ATGAAATGGAAAATAGAGCTATAAGACAAAAATAAGAATCAACAAAAGAATAATCTACAATGATTATTTATTTAAAAACCCTATTCCTGATAACACAGAGAAATAGGGTTTTTTCTTTGTGTAAAGCATTAAAACAATTTTAATGATAAAAACATCAAAAAAATAAAAATAATTGCAGAAATGTAATTTATTAAAATCTTTTTATATATTTGTATCGAATTATAAAACTATTGTCGTGATGACAAAGGTGCAAAATTTAGGAAAAAATACACAAAAAGTGTTATCTGCGTAAAGCGGGTAACACTTTTTGTGTTTTAAATCAAAAGTAAAATGAGTATGAATTTTGGATTAGCAAGAGAGGTTTATGGAATAGGTGCTTGGAGCGTTGATGCGAAGTCTTTACCTGCTATGATTCAGATATTAGCAAATTCAAAAAACGGACAAGTTTTAGAATTGCCTGAAAAGAAGTATAATTCAATCTCTATTTTAAGTGGTCCTAAATGTGATGATGATGATAACGATTTGGATGATTATGTAGAGTGCGACGATGATGATTTTGAGCCTACAAGCGAGGATATTCAAGGAATAGCAATAGTTAACTTGAATGGGGTTATTACAGTTGATGGTGGTGCTTCAAGCTACGGAATGACACAGCTTTCTGAAAATATGCTTGACCTTGCAAAGAATGATAACATCAAAGGTTTTATCATTTATGCTAATTCAGGAGGTGGTTCAACAAGTGCAGTCGAAATAATGACTGATGCTATTACTGAAATCAGAAAAACCAAACCTGTTTATGGATTGGTTAGAAAAGGAGGGATGGCTTGTAGTGCGTGTTATGGTATTTTAAGTGCTTGTGAAGAGATAAGTGCCGAAAGCGAAATGAGTAATGTAGGAAGTTGCGGAACAATGGTTCAGTTTGAAGGAAGAGCAGCTAATACAGAGGATGAAGATGGAGAAAAGTATATTAGACTTTATGCCACCAAGTCAACAAAGAAGAATCAGGATATTGAAGAGGCGTTGAATAATAACAACTATAAACTGATTGTAAATAATTTGCTAGACCCTATCAACGAAAGGTTTTTAGATTCAATAGCAAAATTCAGACCGATATTAAAAGGAACTGATTATGATAATGGACATGATGCTTTTGCAAAGGATTCCGTAGGGAAATTTATCGATGGGATTGCATCTAAACAAGAAGTTATCAAAAAGGTTCTTGTTAAAACTAGAAAACAAGAAACAACAACAAGTATAAAAAAGAATACTAATATTAATCAAAATTCTAATTCAAAAATGACAAGAACAGAATTAAACAGTGCGCACCCGGAGTTGGTACAAAGTATCTTAACTGAAGGAGCCAACGCCCAACAAGAGATTGTAAATTCTTGGTTGGCGTTTTATGAAGCAGATTCAAAGTCTGTAGTAGAAGGGATTAAAAGTGGTAAAGCCATTTTAGAATCTCAAAAAAATGCCTTTTTAGTGGCTATTGCTACTAAAGGTAAGGTAAATGCTTTAGGTGCTGACAACGCTAATGATGTGGTAACTGAAGCTGCTACTGTGGTGGTAGAGAATGCTACTGATGCAGAAGCTGCTTTACTTGAAAAAGCGTTTAAGTTTAAAATTTAATCAATTAAGAGATGAATATATACGCTAATCAAAGGGGTGCCACCCGTAATCAATCAACGGTTGATTACAATGCACAAAGTGTCTTTACCTATGGTAACAGATATATGGCTGCTACTTTTGTAAACAATCTAGGAGAATCATTAGATGCTCAAGATGGTATTTTGGTTTACAGAAATGCAGGAACATACGAAACTGCTCAAGTCCGTTTTGGAACAGCTTTAACTGCTGGTCAAACAATGATTTTAGGTGGTTTAACCTATACTTCTACAGGTGCTACTACAATTGCTCAATTGGCTGCCGCTTTCGCTAATTTATTAGCAGGTGCAACAACAGGAGCAGGTACAGTAACGGGTACTTATTCAGGTTCATTGACAGGTTATAATACAGGTGCTGTTTTACATGGTGGTACTGATGTATTGTTTACTGCTACTACTGTAGGAAACAAAACAGACCTTGCTGCAACAGGTACAGGTACTGCTCCAACAATCACAATCGAGCAAGGAACAAGCGGAACATTGAATGGTGTTTCTCCAGTAACTCAATCTACTTTAGCTAATGTTATTGGTATTTTGAAAATTGAAGGTGTGAATACAATGGCTGATGGAACAACGTTAACAGCTAATATTGCAATTGATGGTGACATTGATGCAACCAACTTAATCCTTCCAATAGGAGTTACTTTAGATACCATTGTAGGTTCAAAAGCATTAAGAGATATATTAACAACTCAAGGTTTCGTTCTTAACAACGTTACTGAAGGTACTAAATTCAATAACTAATTATGTCATTAAGTATAATTAACCATAGTAATACGATTGTTAAGAAAATCGTAGGTAAATTTGAAGAGGTAATTCCTGTTCGTTCAGGATTTTCAGCATGGTTTCCAGAAGAAACTGCTCCAACTCTTTTAGTAAGTGTAGAAGTTGAAAGAGATAATGACTTAATTGCTTCTGATGTTGTTCGTTTCACAGAAGGTAATAAAAACAAGTACACTAGAGCTACTGAAAACTTGTATCAACCTCCTTATTTTAAAGAGGATTACGATTTTAATCGTGATAATATCTACATGACAAACATTGCTCAAGCGAATATTCTTGATAATCCTACAATCAATCAGATTATCACGTTAAACGCTTACAAGGGTGTTGAAAAAAACAGAAACAAAATCATTCGTGCAATTCGTAAGCAACAAGCTGACGTATTGCAAACAGGTATTGTTTCATTGGTGAATGGTGACAACATTGACTACAGAAGAAAACCAACTTCAATGGTAAATGTTTCTACAGGTCCGGGTGCTAAATATTGGGATGATGTTACAGCTTTGCCAATTCAAGACATTGGATATGGATTAGATTTTTTGCGTAACGTAGGAAATTCAGGAGGTTCAGCTGTGAATGTAGTGATGCGTACTAAAGCGTTAAATGCGCTTTTACAATCGAACTACATGAAAGATAACGGTAAAAACATCTTGCAACAAGTTCAAAGAGTGAATATCGCTATGCCTCAATTTGATGGAATGAGTGGTTTCGCTTTTCATGGTCAAATTGCTTCAGGAGATTTTTCTGTTAACATTTGGACTTACAACGAGAAGTATACAGACAAAAATGGTGCTACACAGTACTATTTAGCTGAAAATACTGTTGTAATGATTCCAGATGATTTTCAAGGGAAAACAGTATTTGGTGGATTACCAACAATGGTTCAAACTACATTAAATGGAACGCCTTCTGCTGTTCCTGGAATTGTTGAAGCACCATTCTTAATAAGACCTTATTCAGATTTGAAAACGTTGTCTAGTACAATCGAATTGACTTCTGCTCCGCTTGTGGTTCCATTCACAATTGATAAGATATATACAATGCAAGTACTTCCGTAATTTTTTTCATTATGAAATATAAAGTAATTACACTTGCGATTTGCGTTAAGAATAACAGAATTGCAAAACATGGGGAAGTTATTGATGATTCTGAATTGACAATCAACGCAAGGGAATTGGTAGATACAAGAGCAATCGAATTAATAGATGCTCCTGCTGAAAAAGTAGCTGATGTGGCTTCTTCTGCAACTGAAAATGTTGAATCGACAACTACTGAAGCGAATACCGAAAATGTAGAAGCTCCTGTTGTAGAAGCTACTACTGCTGATGTAGAAGCTACAACTGATGCAAAGCCAAAAGCTAAAACTGCTGCTGAAAAAGTAGCTGATGCAAATGCTTAAAAAATAAACCTACAATGACACTAAGCCTGTTCGATATTATAAAGCGTGATGCAAAGTATATTGTTAATAGTGGTGGTTATCAGATTGATATTACTTTCACTAACCTAGATAAAAGCAAAACGGTTACTATTCAAGGATGGGCGGTCAAAGTGGTTAATTTTTTTGATACTGATGGGAATCAGGTCAACACAAAAAAAGTTCAATGTACGTTTGATGAATTAGCTTTAGTAAATCAAGGCTATCCTGTACGGACAAATAAAAAAGGTATTGAAGAGGTTGATTTAATCGGACATTATGTAAGTTTTGTTGATAGTTCAGATGGACTAAAAAACTACAAAGTGCGAGAGAATTTGCCTGATGAAAATCTAGGATTAATAACAATTTGGTGTGGGGATTATAGAGAATCTTAATTATGGCTATTTTAACTGAACAAATAGGTACACAAGGATTTGAACAAGTTGGAAATCGATTAGCCGAGATTCTTTTAGAGGAAGTTACTAACCAAGTTACTATTCAAAGTTTTGATGATAATGTAGAAGTTTTTTTAGAACTTCAAGAGCCATTTGATAAAAGCATGGATGTCGCTATTTCAGTAGATTTTAAACTTGCTGAATACGAAGGTTACACAATCAAAGATTCGCAAGGGAAATGCCTTTATTATGTTGATTTATGGTGCTGTGGAATTGGAATTGGGGATGTTCCTGCAAGTATTGTAGCAAAGAATAAATTATATCGATATTTAGGAATTGTGAGATACATTTTAAGTTCAGGGAAACTTGATACTTTAGGATTTCCAAGAGGCTTAATAGGTGGGAAGTATGTAGAGAAAATCATTGTTGATAATGACTACTCTAACCACGAAAGACACAGTAACCAAGATGGTTCATATATCAGATTTGCGAGAATTTTATTTAGTGTAAGAGTTCAAGAAAATCAATTATTGTGGGATGCAGTTGCGCTTCAAGGGAATACTACTAATATTTCATACAATAATACACCATACGGAACACAATTAGTTTTTAACAATTAAAAAAAATACAAATGAGTACAATTTCAACAGCTGTTGGTCTTGATAGAATTTCGAGAGTTAGCGGTTATAATGTAAAAAAAGGGGTATTTATAAATGATACTCAAAATTTACCTCAAGTCATTGCTATTTTTGGAGAAGCAAACGATGCTAATCAATCAGGATTAACGACTACAGGAGTAGAAGTTACAAGTGCTGTTGAAGCTGCAAACTTGTTTGGTTATGGTTCTCCAATTCATAGTATTATGAGAATTTTGCGACCATTATCAGGGGATGGGGTTGGTGGTATTCCAACAATCGTTTATCCTCAAATTTCTGATGGTACGCCTACAATGCGTGAATGGACTGTTACAGGAACAGCAACAGGAAACGCTACACATACATTGATTGTAAACGGTAGAGATTCTATTGATTACAAATCATATTCATTTTCAGTTGCTACGGGAGATACTCCTACGGTAATTGCAGGGAAAATTGTAGATGTTATTAATAATGTTTTATCTGCTCCTTGTACCGCTGAAAGTACAGCAGGAGTTATCACTTTTGTTTCAAAATGGTCAGGTGCTACAAGTGCTGAATTAAGTATTGAAATCAATTACGGAACAGATGCAGTTGGAGTAGCTTATTCTCAAACTGATTCTTCTGTTGGTTCGGGAACAGTTGACATTTCAGATGCTTTGACTCAATTTTCAGATAATTGGAATACAATCGTTGTTAACTCATACGGAACAGCACAATTAGCAGTTTTAGAGGCTTTCAATGGTGTTCCAAATGATGTTAACCCAACAGGGCGTTATTCAGGATTAATCTTCAAACCATTTTGCGCTTACTTTGGAAGTACTTTAAGTGGTAATGGCGATTTAACTGCTATTACCGATAATGGAGCTAGAGTAAACCAAGTAACAAATGTTCTTTGTCCTGCTCCAAATTCATTAGGTTTTTCATGGGAGGCTGCTGCTAACGTAGTTGCTTTAGCTGCTGTGGTATTCCAAAATAATCCAAATTTAGATGTGAATAACATGGCTTATCCTGATATGCCAATTCCTGCTGATGGAAACATAAAGGATATGAGAGATTACAACAATCGTGATCTACTTGTTAAGAAAGGTTGTTCTACTGTATTATTGAAAAATGGTGCTTATGTAATTCAAGATTTGGTTACAACATACCACCCTGATGGGGAAGTGCCATTGCAATATTCTTATCCAAGAAACTTGAACATTGATTGGAATGTTTCTGATTCTTATAGAACGTTAGAAACAATCTACTTGAAGGATAAAACATTGGTTGCAGACAGTCAAATTGTGAATGTAGATGGTTGTATCAAACCAAGTGAATGGAAAGGTATTGTTTATGATTTGTTTGATGGGGAAGCTCAAAAAGCATTGATTAACGACCCAGAGTTTTCAAAAGCAAGTTTGAATGTTCAGATTAGTACAACAAATCCAAACAGATTTGAAACTACATTCAGTTACAAGAGAACGGGGATTGCTAGAATTGAAAGCACTACTGCTAAAGCAGGATTTTAACTTTAAAAAATAAAAAGATATGTCAAATTTTGTATTCGGGGATTGCGAAGAAATTGTATGCAATCATTTAGGAAATACTTATCGTTATTATCCAAAAGGAAATGAAACCTTTAACGTTGATAAAGGTGGAATCAGAGGTAACGATGATGCAAATCAAGTAACTTCAGCAGGAGATATGATGTCGCAATTAAACAGAGCAAGATGGTCAGTTGATGGTCCTATTGCTATTGACCAAATTAGTGATATTGAATTATCAACTTTGAATTTAATGGCAGGTTCTCCTTCTTTGGGATTATGGACATTTTCAATGATTTCAGGAGCTATCTACAGAGGTACAGGCAGACCTGTTGGAGATTTAGCTACTGATGCTAATGCAGGAACATTATCATTGAAAGTTGCAGGTGGAGGAAATTTACAAAAATATTAACCTTTAAAAATAAGTAGAGATGAAACAAACAACAGTAAGTAAGGAAGTAGCGTTAGATGATTTAGAAAACTTTGTAAATGCTTTTTCAAAGAAGCCTGTAGAAAGGAATAAACTTGAGGATTCATATCCCGATGTATTGGATGGAATCATGGATGGTTTTGTTTCTTTTGATGCAGATACAAATATTCCTAAATTGATGTTGAAAAATCCTATTAAGGATGAAGAAGCAGGGGAAGTGGTAGTAAAGGAAATCAATTTCCGTACTAGAATTAGTCCAACGGTAAAAGCGAGTTTAGGTAAAGGATTAGTTCTCCAAACAGATATTTTGACATATCAATTAAAGGTAACTTCTTACATCATTGACCAACCGTTAAGGACTATTGACAAGTTCAGTGCTTATGATTATGATATTATAAGTCAGATTGCTTCCGTTTTTCCTTAGGAGTTGATGGCGAAGGATTAGATAACGTAATAAAAACCGTTGTTGATTACTACCATTGGACTCCCAAAACTATAAGTGAGATGTATGTTGATGATTACGATTTTGAAGGCTTATTATATTGGTACGACGAAATCCAACGCATTAACAAACTAAATAAAAACTAAAAACCCTCAAGACAGTAGTAAAACTGCTTGAGGGTTTTTTACTAAAAGACAAAATTATGGCTATAGCTACAATGCGTGTTCCGACAATTTTTACCGCTGTAGATAAATTCAGCGATGTTGTTTCCAAAATGACACGAAAAACAACTGCTTTTGGAGCTACAGCACAAGCGGCAGCAATGCGAACAAGTAGGAGTTTCAATTCAGCAGGTAATAAAATGCTTGGAGCAGGAGTTGCTATTGGAGCAGGTTTAGGATATGCTGTGAATGAAGCAATGACCTTTGAGGATAAATTATCTAATCTTAATACTATCTTAAACGCAACACCTCAAGAATTAGAAAATATTAAGCAAACTATTTTTGATGTAGCAAAAAGTACAGGAGTTCCGTTAGATGATTTGGCAAGTCAGTTTTATGAGTTAGCTTCTGCTCAAATTAAAGGAGTTGATGCTTCTAATGCTTTGAATTATGCTGCTAAATTATCAGTTGCAGGGATTGGTACTATGCAACAAGCTACAGAAGTAATGATTGGCTCATTAAATGGGTTTAGAGGCGAGGGATTAAAAGCAAATGAAGTATTTGAAGATATTGCTAAAACTGTACAAAATGGTAAATTAAAGATTAATGATATGAGTCAATCTTTTGCCAAAAATGCTGTTTTGTTTGGATTAGCAGGAGGTAAATATAAAGAGTATTTAGCGGCTACTTCTGCAATGACAACAACTACAATGCCTGCTTCGGAAGTTCAAAATGCTTTGGGATTAGCTTCTATGTCTTTTATGAAAATGGGTTCTAAATTAAAAAAGGGATTAAGCTCTTCGGGTATTGGGATGTCTGATTACACAAAAAAACAAAATGAACTACAAAAAGTAATTCTTCCTTTAGGAGCAAGGTCAGGAACAGATTTGATAAAACTAAAAGGAGGTGTGGTTCCTGCTATAGTCGCTATTGCAAAACAAGCAAAAAAAATGGGTATTGAATTAGCTACTATATTTCCAAGACAAGGTGCTTTAGCTGCTGCATCATTATTAGCAGGTGCCGCATTAAAAGATGAATCTAAAATAATGGGTTTATTAGCAGATAATACTACAAAAGTGGGAGAGGCTATGTTGAGAGCAAAGGAAAACACTCAAATAAAATGGAATAGGCTTAAAAATGAAGCGAAAATATTAGCTATTACTATTGGGGATTCTTTGCTTCCTAGAATAAAAGATATGGCTGAATCTGCTATAAATGTGGTCAAAGGATTAGCTTCATGGGCGAAAGAAAGTAAATGGTTAGCAAACATATTATTGACTACTACAGAATGGTTGATTGGTTTAGGAGTATCTGCAAAAATATTATCTCTTATTTTCTTGACGGGTGCTAGATTTATTAAAGGATATAAATTAGCATTATTAAGTTTTGGAAAAACAATTAGTTGGGTTAAGGGTATAATTAAAACTTTAAACATTGCTTCTTTAATTTCTGCTGCCGAAGGAACTACTATACAAGGAACATTATTGGGTATTAGTGATGTAGCTGCTGTTTCAGTGGTTAGTCTTGGTGGTGTTGCCGCTGCTTTTGAATTATTATGGTTATCAATGGAAGTAGGAAATAATACTACTCGTTCATTTGCTTTCCAAAATAATTTGGCTTTAGCTAAAGTAACTTCTGATTATACTATAACAATTGATACTATTGTTAAAAAAATGGATGAAGCTATTAAAAAAATGAAGCAATTAAAAGATGCTGCTAAATTGGATTTGCCATCTGCTTTAACAGATAAAAATATGGGTAAAATAAATGCCTATGAAAAAAAATTAGTTTTTAATAATAATGCAGTTAAACCTACAATGTCTTTAAGTTTAGTAAAACCAAGATTTGGAGATAAAATAGACAGTGCCTATGATGCTCCAACAGCACCTCAAAATTTAGCGGGTCAAGGTAAAAGTGATGCTCAAATAAGTAAAGATATTTATGGTGTAACACCTGTAGTGGAAGTACATATAACTACGGATAAAGGAACGACTGCAAATGTTATAAATGAGCCACAACGAGGGGTAAAAGTTATTACAACTCCAAATCAAGGTTCAAGAGGAACAGTAAATACTAATTAATTATGATAACAACAGATATAAATTTATTTGAAACAGGAGCAGGAGGGGATTTTTCTATTGTAGATGATGATTTACTAATGGGGGAATCTCTTTATCAACAGATATTTTTAGCTTTATTTGGAGGAAACATTGAGGCGAGTACAAAGATTAGTTATTTAGATACAGAGGAACGTTTTGACTATTGGGGAAATTCTTTGGCTTGGAAAAACGAACTAACCAAGCAATTCAATTCAGAAACGGAAAGGACTATCCAAAATACGACATTAAATAGTTCGGGTAGGTTGAGTATCATTCAAGCAATAAACGTTGATTTAGCGTACTTAAAATCATTAATGAATTATACGATTGATGTACAGATTTTAGGAAGAGATGATTTGAGAATAATAGTTAGCTTTAGTCAAAAAACTAATCAACAGGATAAAGTACTGCAATTGGTTTATGACAATGCAAAAAATGAAATAATAATAGAAAAAACAATTTAGGATGAAGCCAATTCCAACTATAAATGATTTAATCGGAAATATCTCTAGTGATTTAAAAAACAAATTAGACTTACAAAGCGATAATCTAAAAAAAGTTTTAAATGCTTTGGCACTTGTTTTATCAGGTCAATTCCATTTAGCCTATCTTTATTTAAGAGATATTCAAAATAATATTTTTCCTGATACTGCTGATGTTTCTGCCAATGGAGGAACACTTGAAAGGCTTGGAATGATTTACCTTAATCGAGGTATGTTTTCTGATTCAGTAGGCTCATTTCAAGTATCAGTTTCAGGAGTTGCAGGTTCGGTTTTAAGAACAAATTTGACTTTTAAAAGTAATGAAGGTTCGCTAAATTCAGGGCAACTTTACGTTTTAGATAATGCATATACTTGTACAGGAACAGATGATGTAATAACCATTCGTTCACTTGGTGCAGGAACAACTTACAATTTAGCTATAGGCAATAATCTAACCATTACAGAGCCTGTTATTGGGGTTGATAAAACGGTAACGGTAACGGAAGTTTTAGTACAGCCAAAGGCAGGAGAAACCGTTGAATTATATCGACAAGCTATTTTAAATGCTATTCAGTTAGAGCCACAAGGAGGAAGTAGAGCAGATTATCGACAATGGGCAACTGATGCACAAGGAGTAAGATTAGTTTATCCTTATGTTCAAGATGGTTTGCCTGGACAAGTAGATATTTTTGTAGAAGCTACTTTAGTTGATTCTGTTGATGGGAAAGGAACGCCTACAGGAACGATATTGACTGATGTGGAAGCGGTGTTGAATTATGATCCTGACATTACAAAAGCAATTTACGAAAGAGGGCGACGACCTGCACAAGCGCATTTGTATTTACAAGCAGTTGTTTTAGTTCCTGTGGATATTACGATAACGGGATTAAACGATAATTCAAGTTCAGTACAAGCTACAATTCAAGCGAGTTTAACTGATATGCTTTATAAGATTAGACCGTTTATTGCAGGAGCGGATTTGCAACGAAACAAAAACGATATTTTGTATTATGGGAAAGTGCAATCCATAGTAACAGAAAGTTTGGTTAATGGAAATTTTTATGATACATTGGATTTATTTGTGGATGGGGATGCAACTACAAACTATCAATTTGATTTGGGAACTATTCCATATTTAAGATATTTAACTATTAACGGAACATTAGTATAATATGTACAAGGTAACATCAAAAAGTACCACGTTTGGGATTAAAACACCATTTGGACTTAAAACTCCTTTCAAATATCCGACTTATAATGGAAGTACATTAGCTTCTATTGTGTCGGGTTTGGCAATTCAACTCTATCCTACAGGAAGAGCATTTAATATGTTCAAGGATGATATAAAAGACAAATTGCATACTGCTTTTAATGTTAGCTTTATTCGTTTCATTCAAGATGCACAAGCCACAATTGATTCAACTATTCCAGATACCGACAATTTTAGTGATGATGATTGTGCTTTGTGGGAATATCGCTTTGGAATGGTTACTAATACTGCATTAAGCACTTTAACACGTCGACAAGCAATTGCAAGGCGAATGGCAAGAGGTAGAAATATACCTGCAAGAGCGCATATTAAGTATTTGGAGTATGCAATACAACAAGCAGGATTCAATGTTTATTTACATGAAAATGGATTTTTGGAAGGTGGAGTTTGGGTTTATAAAACACCACAAGAGATAATGGCTTTATCTTTGGATATGGTGGAGCATGGCAGCGATACACAACATGGGGTTGGAACGCAACATGGAGGAACGGATGCACAAATAATAGCTAATTCATACAAGCCAAATGAATTGTTTTCTGTATCTGATGAAAACTTGTGGGCATCGTTTTTTATCGGGGGAGAAACGTTAGGTACTTCTGCTGATGTACCACTTAATCGATTAGAGGAATTTAAGGAATTAGTATTAAAATTGAAGTCTGCACATTTGGTAGCGTTAACATTCATAAATTATGTATAATTTTGTAATAAATAAAAAGAAATGAGAAAATTAAATAGTAACATAAATGTAGACAATTCCAATCCTGCATATCCAAATGGTAGAATTAAAAACAACACAGGTGCAGGTAATGGCACCCCTGTAAATGAATCGGTCTATGGTGATATTCATGTAAATAAAGACAAATTAATGGATTTATATGGAATTATTGCAAATGGACTTCCTGATAACGAAACTAATGGCTATCAAATTATTGATGCTATTCGTGCTTTGGCTTCAAAAAATGATTTCATTTTACCACTTTCAAATAATGCAGGGGTATTAAGCGTTCCGATAAAATTGGGATTCATGCTTGAGAATGAGCAGGTAGTTTGTAAAGCAGGCTTTGATTTGGCTTCACAAACGCAAATTAAAGGCTCTGATACAACAACTTTTGCTTTTACTGCTAATGGTTCATTTAAAGCAAATGAGTACGTTAGATTGATTAAAACGAGTGCAGGGGTAACATTAGTAAGATTAGCCGATGATGTTTCTTTAGATGATATGATTTTAAATTTATCATATTTGAAAAAATGCACACAAGCGGAGGAAAATGTAGGTATTATTGATACGAAAGGAACAACACCATTGAGTAACTTAACTGCTTTTATCAAAAGAGTCAATGGTTCTGATTCTCCTACTTATTTAGCAGGAGCTTCGCAAAATGGTCTTTACCCAAATACGCATTTTAATATTGTTGCAGGATTAAATTTACCTAGAAATATTGGTTTTTTTGGTGGATTAGATGTTGGTAATAGCTCAGGAAGTTTAGCGTCTAAAGGTGGGGATTGTGTGAGCGCAACAGCTACAGCAGGAACAAACATATCGCAAGTAGTAGTGACTTTGGCTAATGCTATGGATGATACCAATTATTTAGTGGAAATGAGTATTCAAGGTATGAGTTCAGATCCTTCTAATGATCAGAATATTACTTGTCCAATATTTGTTCCTATTAACGCAACTCAATTCTCATTTAGAATATCTGAAATAGTTGCACAAACACAAAATTTAAGAGTTCATTTTAAAGTTACTCAATTATAAAATATAAATAATGAAAGTATTAGGAAATTTACCAATAGCCAAAAGAGCAGATTCAAATATTCCATTTGGTTCAGCAATACAAAATGAAACGGATGCAGTTGTAGGAACGCCTGTTGTGGATGATGTTTTGCAAGACATTTTGAGCAATCTTTACAAAGTTTTGCAACTTACAGGCATTAACCCAACTAATGCTTTTGATGGGGAAAGCACTCAATATCAAATCATAGATGCGATGCGAAAGCTACCAAATTTATTGAATGATACCGAGCAAGTTTTAACGATTGAAGGTTCAGTTTGGCAAGTTAATTTTGATTTTAGTTATCTTCCAAATAAGTATTTTTTTATTGCAAGAGCAACTGAAGATTATGATAATGGTGCAGATTATACTATTATTGGAAATGGCGATGGAGAGGAAACATACACTTTTGTTTCTACAGGATTTAAGGCTTCGGAATCAATATTGATAGTATTAGACCAAAGCAATGCTAGAGCATATTCTTTGAGTGCATTAAGTGAAGCACCAACTGAAATTTATACTTCTTTGGGAACGCCTGTAGCTTACAATAGCTCAAATAAAATGTGGTACCAAGAAGGTGGAATTTTAATGAGTGATGCACCAAGTTCAGACAATTTAGAGCAAGTTATCCAAACTGAAGAGGAAGATTCTACGGTTATCCTTCAAGATATGTTTATTGTAAATGGATATGTACTTTGCTTTTGTTTAGTTCCAAGTACCAATAATTATTTTTTTAGACAATTTGATTTGACTGATTTAAGTTCTTCAAGTGCAGTTTCGATAAGTGGAACTGCTTTTGGTACTTCTGAAGATTTCAATCCTTATGTTTATGTCGGTTTTAATGGTGCAACAGCTGTTTATATAACAAATGGAACAAATACTTTATCTGAAGATAATTCTATAAGTTCTTTAGTTTATGATGCAAATGCAAAAACTTTAACATCTATTTCTAACTATAACATAGAATCATCATTCGTAAAAACAAATAATGCGTTTATTCATGGTGGTTCGATATTAACTTTTGTAGATGGAATTTTGAGTAATTACAATCTTACTTCTGGAACAAAAATTGATTTAGGAAATTATGTTGGTGCTTCGGGTCAACTTATCAGTTTCAATGGAAATATTTATTTTTGTACAGGCGAGGTTTGTACTAAATGGTTTTAAAAATTAGATTATGGCAGTACAACAATTTTCAGTCAATACGGATAGCGTTATCGCTTTAACTGCCAAATTAGAACGCATTAATCGTAGTGCATTTCCAATGGCGGTACGTTCAACCCTAAACGATGGCGCATTTGCGATGAAACAAGGCAATATTCTTGCTTCTGCTGAACGAAATATGACCGTAAGGAACAAAACCTTCTTTAAGAAATTTACGGGGGTAAATAAGGCTACAGGCTATGATGTGAAATCAATGTATTCCGAAGTAGGTTTTATAAATACCGACCCTGACAAATTGAAAGGACAAAAAGCAATGGAAGGTATGGAGCATAACGAGGTTGGAGGAAGCGACAATACGGGTGCTATGTATATGAAAAAAACAAGGATTTCTAGTAGTGCTAGAAAGTTAGTGAGAAGAAATGCAAGGTTTGCTAAATCTAATGTAGCTAAAGGTACAAGTAGTTCAATTAAAGGAAAAAAATTAGCTTTTATGAGCAATGTTTTGGCTTCTTTAAGAGAAGGAAAACCAACATTTATTAAGAGTTCAAAAGGAACATTTTTTGTTCAAGTTAAGCAGATAAGTTCAGGATTTAAAGGAAAACGAAAAGGTAAACTTGATATAAAAATGGACTTCTTTATGAGAAGTAGAAGGCAACACATTGCACACGCCAAAGCAACGCACTTCAACAAGAAGGCTGCCGAAGTAACTGCAAAGGAAATGGAAGGTTTTTACGCTAAAAATGCAGAGCGACAATTCGCAAGAGTTTGGAAATAATTTTACCAACGCTTGTTTATTAAAAAAATGTTTTTATATTTGCTATCTCTTTCATAGGATAAATTGTTTGAAATTAAAAGTCATTAAACACGCTAACTCAAAAGGCGTGTTTTTAGTTTTATAAAAAAGCCTATCTTAATTTGATAGGCTATTATTAGTTAATCCAAAGAACTTAAATATAAAAGCAAGTCCCTTTTGAGTTACATAAGTAGTAACAATTACTTTACGAATATTTCTTACAATTATAATTTCTTCTTTAAGTTCAAAATATCCTTTATCTACATAATATTGCTTTGGACTTGTGTTATGTTTTTGAATGATGTTTCCATTACGTAATGCTTTAAAAAGATTATTTCTGCCCATATCTTTTATATTTAAAAGTTTGGCGGTTTGTTCCATTGAGATTAAACCATCGGTTAATATCATTTGTTCAAAATATTTAGAACGTGGTTCAAGTTTTTCATTTCGTTCTTCAAGTGCTAATTTCTTTTCAGTAACATCTGCCAATTCTCTTAATGCTTCGGAATATGTTTGTGGCAATCTTTTAGGAGGGTTAATTTCTAGTAAATCTTTAGCAGTTTTTTCACACTCAATAAAATAATTTCTAACAACCTCTCCCTTTTCAGTTCTTGTCATCATAGCAATTTTTTTAGCAAATTCAATAGTTATTGCAAAATCTTTGCTTCTCCCACTTGGGGGGAGTTCAGTATAATCTTCAC